ACACAGTTAGACAACTTCATTGCTTCCTTTGGTTGCTCACCTGAGAACCCACACCCATGTAGCAAATACGCAAACCCTATCTTTGCATAGGGTCATTCGTTCGTGACTAACAGCAGTTGGGGGGTTGATGCCCCCCCGTTTATAAAAACGCATGACACCCCTAGTCTACAAAGTGTTACGGAAGCGAGACAAATATTACATTCATTGTAAATTTTTTTTTCGCTATATAAAAACGATGACAGGATTTTATTATATGCAAAAAAATTCCGGTGGCCAAATTACTTCAATACAGGTTGATGTTTCGACTGGTGAATACTCTGCGATTATACCGGAATGGATAATAAATGATATGGGGTGGTACGAAGATACAAAATTAAATTGGAAGATAGATGACAATACAGTAGTAATAGAAGAATCCGAAGATGAGTAAAACCGCCCATAGAGGTTTGCTTATTGACATATAGATATCTGTGAGTTACAATATAAGAGTACATTGAATCAATTATGGCCAAAGGATTTAAGGTGAAAGCCAAACCCCCTGTTCAGAAAGAATCTGAATGGGATTATGAATTAGCAAAGCAGTTAATAAGAGGAAAGAAAATAGTATTTTGTTTGCCCGGTAGAGGTGTATCATACGTTTACTTGAAGAACTTTGTACAATTATGTTTTGACATCGTGCAAGCAGGTGGAGGAATACAGATATCTCAGGATTACTCTTCAATGGTAAACTTTGCAAGATGTAAGTGTCTAGGAGCAAATGTTCTCAGAGGCCCTGATCAGTTACCTTGGGATGGTAAACTTGAGTATGACTGGCAGTTATGGATCGACTCTGATATTGTTTTCTCTACAGAGAAGTTCTATCAATTAATCCTTAACTCAGTTCCTGATGAAGCAGTCACAAAGGAGCCTGTATATGAGAATGCATCATTACAGGATGGAAAGGATATCAAGAAAATCAAAGGATACAATTTAATTGTTGATGATAAAAAGGTAAGACCAATCGTATCTGGTTGGTATTGTACTGAAGATGGTCGTACTACATCAGTTGCTCACTGGTTAGATGAGGAAGATTTCTCAAATAATGGTGGAGTCATGAATCATGAGACACTCGACACTATACAGAAGAGAAAGAAACCATTCACTGTGGATTATGCAGGATTCGGTTGGTTACTCATTAAGAAGGGAGTCTTTGAGGACTTCGATGAAAACGGTAAGAAAAAGATGCCTTATCCTTGGTTTGCTCCAAAGATGCAGGTCTTTGAGTCTGGTACCGTACAGGATATGTGTGGCGAAGATGTCTCGTTCTGTCTCGATGCCAAAGAGGCTGGTTATGAAATCTGGTGCGACCCTCGAATTCGTGTCGGACATGAAAAAACTCGTATTATTTAAATTATGATTACTTTCCTATCTCTTCTTCTTATTACATTCATTTTGGTTATATACATAATTTTCAAATACGACCCGAATATATGAAGACTACAAAGTATTCAATACTTCAAAATGGCATCGAAGTGTATTCTTCTTTGACGGAATCTGAGTGTTTTGATCGAATGCAGGACTTTGCCATTGAATTTTATCTTACCGGAAAGAACGACCCCAGTACATTTAAGGTGGAGATGATTGAAGATGAAGAATAAATCCCGTAACTCGGCTCGTAGGAGAAAAAAACATGCCAATGAATAAACAAACTAAATTGATGTATGCCTTAGAGCACATTGATCATCTTTATGATTATATTGAGGGTAATGAAGATGAAAGAAATTTAAGAGAACATCTAGTTTATCTTGATAGTGAACTTACAAAACAAATGACCAAAGAAGTAAAACGCAGATTAAACCGATGAGCACACTAATTGCCAACCTACCCTCCTATGAAGTATGGGTAAGAAAAGAATACCTAACCGACCATAAGAGTGGCCACGGTGAATTTGTAAAGGGAGTATGGGTTGCTGCCAAGTCAATACCCGGTAGGGCTTTTTACTTTGAGACCTATCTACCTGATTATGCTGCAATGTTCGATAAGTTACCTATTTCGGCATTTACAACTGATCCAGAGACTCCTACACCAGACATGACACTGCATAATTTACAGTTTTGGAACTGTATGGACTATGGTGTAGTGGCAGTACAGAAGCAATTTATCGGTTCAATGCACTTTGAAGTGATGACAAGGGACTTTGGTAATCAAACAGGCACATATATCTGTACTTTAGACAATTATCATGAAAGTGTAGACGCAATTGACTATTCAACAAGTGAACAACCAGCTGAACATAAGTCTCATAACCTCTTAGAACTGGATAATGGGCAATTTTGCCTCTATCCAAACAACAGAATGAGGATTTATGACAACAGTATTACTCCAGAAGAACCAAAAATACCCGATTTTAAGGTTTCAACCGTATATTATCAGGTAGAAAACGGTCATGACCGTGATGGATTGGGTTCAGAAGAAAATTATTTCTGGAAAACAGCAAAAGAACGTAAAAATGAGCAAAATTGGGACTATGAGGAGAAAAATAAGTCATTTATAAAGAGTAAAGGTATCCCTTCACCAGAAGATATCGGATAAATATACACTAAAGGTAAACAAAATGGTCATTAAAGTGGATAAATCAGAAGAATTTAAGAAAAGTGGTCGTAAATTGATCAGTGAGTATGATGGACATGAATATTATGACGAAAAAGAGGAAGAAAAACCTCAATTTTTAAATGAAAATTCAACAACTACATGAAAAACGTGAAAAATGCCCATATGGGCACTCATTTATTAGTCGAAGTGTACAATGTACCTTTTGAAAAGTTAAATAATGCAACAGAACTTGCAAATAAGATGGTAAGTGCTGTTAAAAGTGAAGAATATACTCTTCTAAACTGTTTTATTCATCAATTTGAACCTCAAGGGGTCACTGTGAACGTAACACTTGCCGAAAGTCACTTTGCTTTGCATACATGGCCTGAAAAACAGTGTGTTGCATTTGATATTTTCACTTGTGGCAACAAAAATCCCCGTTCATTGGCATGGTGGATGCTTAATTACTTCGATTCTGATGATTATATTATGAAAGACTTCGCAAGATAGGTATAAATAATAAAAAACTCTGTTAAATGGCAGTAAAACGTATATCAAGAGCGTTTAAAGACATAAATTTGTCTTTTACACCTCATCCTGTAACAAAAGATCTTACTGTTTTGCGAAATGAAAACGCAATCAAGAGATCTGTGAGAAATATCGTGCAAACCATACCAACTGAGAGATTTTTCAACTCAATTTTAGGATCTGATGTACGTGATTTGCTATTTGACAATTTTGTTGACTTTGGAACAGCATCTGCTATTGAAGATCAAATAATCATATCAATTGAAAACTTTGAACCTAGAGTTGATAATTTACAAGTGAATGTTGAACCTAGACCTGATCAAAATGAGTTTGAAGTAACAGTTTCATTTGATATTATTGGTCAAGAGTTTCCAACACAAGACTTTACGTTCATATTACAAGCTGCAAGATAATGCCTTTTACCAAATTCGCAAATTTAGACTTTGATCAGATAAAAGCACAGATTAAAGAATATTTAAGAGCAAATTCCAACTTTACAGACTTTGATTTTGAAGGATCTAACTTTTCTGTTCTGATTGATACTCTTGCATATAATACGTATATATCTGCATTCAATTCAAACCTAGTGGTGAATGAATCATTCCTCGATTCTGCAACACTTAGGGAAAATGTTGTATCATTAGCGAGAAATATTGGTTATGTGCCACGTTCTAAGACAGCAGCAAGAGCGTCAGTCAAGTTTCAAGTTTCAACCAACACAAATAGTCCAACATTAACTTTACAACCCGGTCTAGTGTGTGTGGGTACTCAAGATGATACTGATTTTGTTTTCTCAATATCAGAAAGTATCACAACAACAGTAAATAACGGAATTGCTCAATTTGGTTTAGTCGAGGATCCTATTAAAATACTAGAGGGCACATATTTAACAACACAATTTGTTGTTGATGGTTCATTAGATCAAAGATTTATTTTAAGTAACTCATCAATCGATACATCATCCATAGTCGTATATGTAAAAGGTTCAGCTGACCCCGGATTAGGTAAACAGTATAATTTAATTGACAATATTGTTAATGTAACGTCTAATTCAGAAACTTACCTTATTCAAGAAATTCAAGACGAAAATTATGAACTTTTATTTGGAGATGGCACATTTGGTAAAAAACTAGAGGATGGTTCAGTCATAACAGTTCAATATATTGTAACTTCAGGAGAGGACGGAAATGGCCCTTCAATTTTTACGTTTAGAGGTAGTTTCTTAGATGCTAGTAATAATATAGTTGTACCAACAAGTGTACCAGTAGTAAATACGATTCAATCTGCTGCCAATGGAGGTAACATTGAAACATTAGATTCAATAAAATACTTTGCTCCTAGACTATATTCTGCTCAATACAGAGCAGTTACCGCAAGAGATTATGAAAGTATAATCCAAACTGTATATCCTAACACAGAAAGTGTATCAGTCGTGGGTGGTGAGGAGTTAGATCCACCACAATTTGGTACGGTTATCATCACTATCAAACCAAAAAATGGTGATTTTGTATCTGATTTTGATAAAACACAAATTTTACAAAAGTTGAAGAGTTACTCTTTAACAGGTATCAATCAAAAGATTGTAGATTTACAGGTATTATATGTCGAAGTTGAATCATTTATATACTACGATTCAACTGCGGTAACTAATATTAATGATTTAAGGTCAAAAATAATTTCATCTCTTACAACTTACTCTAGATCTGGAGATGTGAACCGTTTTGGTGGTAGATTTAAGTATAGTAAAGTATTGAATGTAATTGATAATATTGATAGATCTATTACCTCCAATATCACTAGAATACAGATACGTAGAAATTTAAATGCCTTAATTAATCAGTTTGCACAATATGAGCTATGTTTCGGTAATGAATTTAATGTTAAACCGGGTGGATTGAATATTAAAAGCACAGGATTCAAAATTCAAGGAAATAGTGACACGGTATACATTACAGATACTCCTAATGCAGATTTGAAGACGGGAGTTATATCGGTTGTAAAGAAAGATTTAGAAACTGGGACAAATGTTGTTGTAGTTGCTTCTGCAGGTATAGTTGATTATGTTCATGGTGAAGTGAATCTTACAACGATTAATATTACTGAAACTGAAAAACCAAATAATATAGTTGAAGTTCAAGCATTCCCAGAATCTAATGATGTTATAGGATTGCAAGATTTATATCTAGATTTTAACATCCCCAGTAGTACCATAAATATGGTGAAAGACACTATTACATCTGGTGAACAAATTTCTGGTGTTGGTTATAAAGTAACATCATCCTACTCAAACGGAGAACTAAACAGGTCATAAAATGATAGGAACTGGAATCGAAAAACGTATACAAGT